AGTAACACGGTCTCCACTAAAAGTTGCATTGTTGTTTGCTGTAAACAGTGTGACCGTAGTATTACTGAGAGAACTAACACCTTGCACTTGCAAGTTTCCGTGGAAGTAAACCTCATTGTTTGCATTCAGTTTAGTGACTGTCGTGTTGCTGAGTGATGATACACCATCGACTGTCAGGTTACCATGGAAGTATACTTCGTTATTTGCGTTTAACTTCGTAACAGTCGTATTGGAAAGTTTGGACAATCCATTTGCAGTTAAGTCACCACCAATACCCACTTTACGGACATACACATTGTTTGCTTGCATATTTCCTGTAAAGTACGAGTTTCTCCACCGACGATTTGATGAACCAATATGTACAGTATCATGAGTTTTAGGAATTATTGAAGTACTGACACCTTGAGTTGCGGCAGTCCCTAATGATAACTCATCTACGTATGCGACACCATCGATATATGCATCTTTAAACTCTAAAGTAGATGAACCTAAATCTTGTTGATCATCGGCAGTCGGAAGAATATGATCTTCTGTGGTGAATCCCACTGCAGTCATTCTTCCTTCGTAGTTTGCCTCACCAGTCGAATCAATCTGTGCGACAATATTGTTTCCGGAATCAACAACGGCAAATACCGAATCACCAACCGTATCTACTAATTTTAAATAAAGGTCCGAGTCTCCAACACCCGCTGCCTTGGCAAGGAACATTTCGATCCTGTCACCAGAAGTCGTAGAGAACACAACTTTTGGAGAATCTCCATTGTCACTAAACGTGGTGTTTGCGGCAGAAAGAATAATATGTGCCGAGTTGGTTGAAAGATCTGTGATGTCACGCAATACCAGATCTTTAAAATCTGGTGTATCGTTTTTGTCTCTTAACTGTAAGAACTGACCTGTTGTACCACCATTAACTCTGATGCGTTCAATACTTCCCATTTTAAACACTTCTTGCCCAACAGTGTCGACGATGAGATTGCCACTAATGGTAGTGTTTGCATGAACGATTAATGATCTTGAAGTACCTAGTCCGTCTCCACCAATCGTAGTATTTCCGGAAATAGTTAGATCACCATCAACGGAAGTGTTCCCACCTTTGATTTCTGATGCCCTTAGTTCTTCGGCAGTGAAGGTGCCGATGATGTGTCCATCACCCTCAGTAAAGTTTTTTCGAGATGAATCAGATGTGGCAACAGTAACAACATTGTTGCTCATAATGGTTGCTATCTGATTAGTGTTCAGTCTCCAAGTGTCGAAACTGTTTCCTAGTCCTGTATTTGCGATTTGAATACTCATCTATTCTTCTCTAAAAGTTGTTGTAATAATTCTTTTATTTCTTGCACATCATTTTTAAGATTTGTTACGTCATTAATCATTTCACGTTTTGCCTTTCGTTTATTTCTATAATTTTCCAATGCGGTTTGATTTGTATTAATTACCGCATTGGATTTAACATCACGTACCAAATCATCATGATCTTTTATCTTTAACTTATTCATTATACTTGCAATGCAATCGTTCTCATATCGTTTACTATCGGAACAATGTGGGAACTTGTAGAAGTCAACACAATCTTCACAGCAAAAGTTTTGAACTGATGATGCCTTTCTCCCGTTTGTGTAACATAAGTAACTACACTACTATTAGCACTATTTAGATGCGCATGACTATTGGCAGTGAAAGATAATGCAGTTGCTTCAATACCACCCGGTATACTCACTCCATCATTATTCGCTGCTAAACTTACAAAGTCAGCATATGTGTTAGTGGCAATTCCAGTAACCTTTACGTGAATCGTGCCAGACTCATTGTCACTAATAATTTCTGAAATAGATGCATTTGCAAATACTCCACCAGAAGGTGTGTGCTCTCCTGTGTTCCCGACAACATCACCTACTGAAAGTAACGCAGTGTTACCATTAACATTGGTGAGTGTTAAGAAACCATTATTTTCATAATCAATAGAACCAAATCCATATTCAAATTCTCTCAAGTCTTTCACATCGACAGAATCAGAGAAAGTATTTGCTGACGTTAATTGTCTTAACGGTGACCAATCTTTATCATCAAAATCTTGACCATCAGTATCACTTAAAACTTTAGCATAAACTTTAATATCAGTTCCGGAAGGTTTGTAGGCAGTTAAAAATACTTTAATATCTTCTGCTTCATTTCCATCACCAAGGACAACAGGTTTTGTCATGTACCGAACCTCTGAGTTGCCCCGATCTCTATATTCACCAGTAGAGTCATTATTAATAATGTTTTCAACCACAATACCAGTTATTCTAGATTTATCGACAACAGGTGAAACATTTGGATCTTCTGTTCTAAATGTTCCTTTGATTAACATCGACTTTCCAGTTGCACCTTGATTACTGAAACTAAAGATTGCTTTGGTTTCATCTCGTAAATCATTTTCTTCTTCAACATCAACTGCTCTATATGACGCATCTGGATCATTTGAGTTATCAGAAGGTCTAACTTCCCATGATGCTGAAGTATTAGCATATGTAAGATAAGGTATTTTTGGAATTAAAGTGTTTACTGTCAAATTATCAATAGTGACAATTTTACAACTTGCACCAGAGTCTTGTCCTCTGAGATAAGTCCCTGTAGCAATTGGTTGAGTCGAATTTACCGACGAAACTTTAATGTCCATCTTACCATATGGAACATCCAAGAACTCAAGTGTGGACACGTTAGTATTTGCAAAAAACTCTACCGTGTTTCCTACAAGTGTAGTTCCCACATATACTTCGTGCACATTGTCTGTTGTAGAGTTTGAAAAATCACCAAACCCATCGATCTTAAGTGTGATCACATCAACAGTATCACCGTTCGCACAAGTCATAGTCTCTGATGTGTTAATGATTTGTCTAACTACACCATTTGCATAGATTTGCGTATTGCTTCCAACGTCCTTTGCGGGTCTGTTTTGTACAATTGATCCGACTTGTATACCCAAATCAGATACCGAATCCGTATTGGCAATTCTTAAAATAGATTCTGCCCGAATTGTTTCACCCGCAATGAATGTACTTCCGTCACCACCATTAGTAAACGAGTCGACAGTTAAATAATCAATGTCTTCGTTCTCAATGTAGTACGTTCCATTTGTTCTTGTTGAGAATTTTGCTTTATTAATTCTAAACTTAACATCTTCTTTTTGAATAGCAGTCCATGTCTTATCGTTTGATGAAACGAACATGACACCCATTGATGCGGGTTTGTGAATCAACTCATTGGTATCGATATCTGTCTGACCCAATTCCGCACACCAAACGGCATATTCTGGATTGTTTCCACCCGGAATTAACGTGAAACAATAATCCCTTCTATTATGTAAAAACACGGGTGACTCAAAAGTAAACGTTGTCTTACTGCTTTCGACTGCAGATGACACATTGACATTAATTTCACTAGCATCTTTTGTAAGAGAACCAAACGGAACAATTACAGGAGAAGGATATCCATTTTCCATTTCTCTGATTTGAAGAGTGATTGGCAACTCTGCATGTTTCTTTCCGAACCACAGATCAATAGAAGTAACAAAAATACCTTGTGACCGTAAGTCTGCAGATACACTGAAAGATTGGCTTAACGGATCGTCATTATTACTTGGACCATTGTCGTCGTCATCGTTCGATTGCGGAGGGGATCTCCATGTTACAACACGTTGATTTGTTGTGCTCGTAAGTGATCTATTATCAATGACTTGATTCTTAGAAAACTGCGGTGTTTTAATGTTGATAGATGAACTTCTTTGATCTACAGACAATGGAATACTAGTAAAGTCACCATGTGCAGAAGTTGATAATAAAGCTGCTTGTGTCTGAGTATTAGCAACATCTTTTAGTTCAAATCGTTTTGTGCCTATTCTAAATTTAAGATTGTTATCATTCGGTATAACGAATGTTCCTTCCACCTTACCTTGTGCGTCAGTGATCAAACTATCACCTCTTGCACCACCTACTGGTGTGCAGTATTCGGATACTCTCTCATCGTCAAAGTATGGGAATACGATGGTGTTTGGTCTCATTCTTACACCAGTAAACTGAATTGGTCTAGACCTCATAAAATCTCTAACTGCGACATTTTCTACAAAAGTACCAAGAGAAAACTCTTCATTAGATGGACTAATAGAAGTGGTCACACCATTTCGGATTTGATCTGTCTGAGTTGTAGTTGTTTGATTAATACCACGTGCATCACCAGTGTTCCAAGATCCAGTGGTTTGTGTAACTGAAGATTGAGACGTAGTTCTCCAATTTCCCCAGTCAGTGCCTGTCACACCTGCTTCCGCTGCTAGAAACTCAATAGCAGAATACATTCCATCAAAATCAACTTGGATCTCAGGAAGTGTAGTAATATCAGGTGTGTTGTCAATTGAAGGGTTCAATAAAACTTCACCCTGCCAGTTGAATTGAATTTCTTGTACCGGATTTCTTAACTTGGAAGCAAATCTTTGATCCAACTGTGCCACACTTGAATAGTTAAGGGATATTAAGTCACCTGTTGTTTGCATATTTGTTGCGGCAAGTGTACTTGTTTTAAATGGCACATCTTTTCTTTTGTATCTTGGCCTCAACTGGTTTCTGTTTCTATCGATAGATGTACTGTACCCAACCTTCCGAGTATCAGCAACATTATGACCATCGAAATTATCAACCAAAAATCCATTCTTAAATCTATCTGTACCGTCAGTACCTAGTAATTGTTTTCCTGATACAGAATTCTCTAAGAAATTAAGAGAAGAGTAATACTCCATTTTTTTCAATCGGTTATCAATTTGACGCAGATCTTGCATTGTAAATCTACGATTGTTAACCAGTTCCATTGTGACAGCATATTCTTGCTTTCCTGTCTGTCTGGCAGAAAATGGTGACAATGATGGGTACACCGGAATATTTAATGTAGCAATTGTCATTGCTGAGGCTCTTTCTGCAGGTAAACTGGGTTGTCTGTCTGGACGACCCTTTACAACCTCGACTGTGCCTTCTGAACTGATACAAACTCTATCTCTTCTCGGAAGATAAAATTCTGCACTACACTCAAAGTTTTTATCTGGTGAAATAGGATGAGCACCTGCCGCATTGACTTCAAACGATGTCGACAAAGATGGATTTGTTGGAGCAGATGCAACCGTTCCCGTGGCACTAGGAACGCAAGTGGTTCCTCCATCAATCGTACCTGCTTGCTTATAGAATCTAAAATCTACAGCATCACGCAAGTTAATTTGATTACCTGTTTTCGGTGAAACGAAATAAGGGATATCTGATGTTGCAATTTTGTCTGATGCTGTTGGATTTGCGTCATCAATAGGATATGACTCAATTGTCATAAAACCAATACCCTGAGTTTCGTCTTTAGTAAAGTAATCAAACTCTACCATTAATCCACAATCAGTTGTATTTAAAGTACTGGTTGATTTCTTACGTAATGTAGAAATATCATAAAAAGAATCTTTTTGCCCCGAGACGAGTTCGAATTCAGAGGTTACATCGGTGTCACCAGTACTTACTCCACTCACAGTGCCTTTATAGACCTTTCTAAGTTTGAATGCATCAGGAACACCCAATGACCAAGGACCACTAGACCCTGCAACGTTATTCGCAGTATTGATATGAACAAATTTATTTTTGTTTACATCTTTGTCTGCTTGACTTGCAGGATTTGATACTGTTCCTCTTTTAACATCATAGTAAACATCTACTTCAAAATCTCCGGTAAAAACACCTCGATCAAAATCAATCGTAATTTGATCTGTACTGGTTGTAATCTGACCATTAGAAGAGAAGTCAAAAATATATCCTGATGGGAATGAGATTCGGTATGCGTATGTTTCACCAGTGAAATCACTTACTCCCCATGAATCTAGAACCATTTCGGTATCAGAAGCAATTGAAGCAACAATACCTTGTCCAATATGAGAACCATTAGGACCAATTTCTACAACATCTCCGACTCTAAACGTAGTACGGAATTTTGTACCATTACCTTGTATTGTAGATGATTGCGTAGATCCAATTTGAGTAGAAGAATCTATGGTACCCGGTTGATCTATTGTTTCGGCTGCTTCTTTTGCAACAACAACGTAAGATCTTTCTGCAGGTCCGGTTAATGTTCCTTGGACATCGAGTGCTTCTGCTTCACTTAAGTAAGAAGCTGCAATGTCAATAGTTACCTGACCGTCATTTACTTGCTGAACATTACCACTTGACTTTTGTCTAAATCTAAATCTTTCTTTAGTTAGTAACTTAGTACCACCCTGCTGTAGGGGGAATACTGATGATTCTAAACCTGAGTCATAAAGTTTTGCTGAACCATCATTTTCTAAAACAATATCAGCAAGTGAATCTGAATAAACAGCATTATTGACGTATAGACCTTTAACATCTTTAAACGATTGTCCAGAATTCATTTCGATGTTAAACAGATATGCACGATATTTACCACTTGCAGTTCCTGAAACACCAGATTCATATTCGAATCCTCTCAGATAAGCAGTACCGATCTTAACACCAGTCGCACTAGAAATACCATATAGTTTTGAGGTTACTGCTGTCTGCGCAGTATCATATAAGTCCACTTGCACTAGTTGAGTAAAGTTCCAAAGTCCAACAACTTCATTGATGAAAACATAATTACCAATATTTTGTCCTATTGCCACCCCATCAAATACTTCGGTCTCTGTTGCTTTGTCGAAAGATCTATACATTGCGTTGGTAAGACTTACTTTCCTACCCATGATATATCCCGAACCCCTTTCAACTTCACAAACAAGTTTGTTGGAATCACCGTCGGCATATCGTCCAAGATTGCTTTCATTCTTCAAGTGTTCACGGATTCTTACGTTGAATGGTTCCATTGCAAAATTACCGTGACTATCGTATACACCTGCGGCAATATGATTTGAAATTTCTGCGTAACGAGTATCAGTATTTTTACGAACAATTTCACCATTGTCCATTTCAGCAATAGTAAAGAAGGTTTGTGTATTTGCAACTCCTCTTGCTCTTGTTGCAAGAGTCGGTGAAAGTTTTAATCTATTAGCACCGGGTGCAGAAAAATTAGTAGCACCAGTAGCATTATCAAGCAAACTAACATCCTGATTTGAATCGACAATAGATTCCCGTGTTTCGAATCCAATATTGACGTTTGCAGTCAAATCATATTTCGATACAACAGTTCCTTGTGGTTCGACATAAATAAAATGTCCTTTATGATAGATCGTGCCATCAGACACTGTTGCATACAATCCTCTTCCGGTAGAGTCCCCAAAAGAGTCTGCCTTAATTGTGTTTGCCGCAAATTTAAATCCTGCTGATCGAGTCTGACCATTTGTAGTAAAGATAAGTTCTTCGTCGTTATTAAATACTTTAGTTGCTTTATCGGTTCCTGAATTTAAATAATCGACAAACATAGTCAAATTATTTGGAATTCCGACTTCAGAACCATCCCTAACATCAATTAACCTTGCTTGAACACCAGAAAGTGTTCCGGTCACAACGACATTAGCAATTTTTCCACTATCATAGAAATCATTCAACAGAACAATTCTACTATTAGCAAAGTCTTTATCTCTCAACTTAACGTAATTGATAGTTCGAACTTTAACAGAGCATCCAGAAACAACGGTACCATCGACAATAACTTCGTTTGCAAACTTCTCAATCTGATTTTGCAAAATAGATTGAATCTGTGTCAGTTCCCTTGCTTGTACAGAATACCCCGGACGAAATAGAATACGATGGTATTGACTTGTTTCATCAAAGTCGTCAAAGTACGGACTATTATTGAGATTGGTTTCGATTGCCATTTATTATACCTTTAAAAATCTAAAATGATTTTGATGTCTTCTATTTGATCTAAATTTTTTGTTACTTTCTGTACGTTTTCTACATACAGAATATCTCCAGAAAAAGTGTTTGCTTCTGGTCCGGAAACATCAACAACTCTTCCAACTACCGTTTCACTAGTGCTCTTTAAAATATCATCATCTTTAACAAATGGAGCATAGTTACTATAACTTCTTACATTATTTATGTAAATATTATAGAAGGAAGAATCTCTAGTTAAATCTCTTTTTGTGAATACAACGTGTCCATTTGATGCTTGTACTGCTTTTGATAGTGCTTGATCTCTTCTAACACTAGGAGAAAGTTCAGTGACAAATTCTAGATCCCCACTCTGTGCTCTAATTAACATTGCTTCAGTCGTAATTGTATCACCAATAGTCAATGGGTTAAGAATAATATCACCATCCGTTTCGTCGTATGTCATTGTTAATATATTTGTCAATCGCAATGTCTGTGGACTGTTTGAAGTATTTGCAACAACTTCTGTTTCAATATGTTCATTGTTTTCGTCGACTTTTAACATTGGATCTGCCAATAGAGAAATCGTTCTGAAATCAGTGTTGGACTGAATATATCCTTTTCCATCCACTGCAACACCTTCAGTGCCACTAAATTGTGTGTTAATAATAATCTTATCCGCAAAAAGTTCTTCTGCAGGATTACTACCATGTCCATTGAGCGGACTGATAATAGCATTGGCAGATGCTCCGATCCCGTGTTGCGCATTAGCAGTAATAATAATATCTGCTTTTGTATAATTTTGACCAATAGATACTAAATTGACATTTGCAATAACTCCATCAACTCCTACAGACGCATATGCTTTTGCCCCTGTACCATCACCAACAATCGTAACAGTTGGTGAAATTACAACAGTTGAATCGTTTTGTGGGA